AGCAGTCATAGGCTGAACACCAACTAACTCAGTAGCAATGGTGCCCGGAATAATACGACGTATCATTGGGATTAAGATTTTACGGAAGCCCGAAATATCGTGTGCGCTAGTTGAACCAGCGGCGGCTTCTTCTGTAATCATTGAATTCTTTTGGTTTTCCAAAAGTTGTCCAACAATTTTTTGTTTTCCTGAATCTAAACCTTCAAGCATTGCTGCCTTGGTTTCAGACCAGTTTTCGAATAATGATTGTTCCATGTTAATTTTCTCCTTTGAGGGTTTAGTTTTTATTATTCTAGTCCAGCGAGTCTACGCAAATTCTTAGTGGTTTCGGTCATTTGTACTACTTCACCTTCCACCATAATCTCTTGCTTGTCGCCTGTGATTAGTACGCCTTCTTCAACTTTGTCGTCGTCATCGTCGTCTTTCTTTTTCTTCTTTTTGTCATCCTTGTCGTCATCTTTATCAGATTTCTTCTTAGACTTCTTCTTGAAGTTATTAGACTTGTCGTCATCGTCGTCATCGTCATCATCACAATCTTCGTCTTTACTCTCAGCTAGTACTGAACCTTCCTTCTCTGAGTCATTTTCACGGATTACACGACCAATAAAGGTCTTATATCCTTCTTCCAACTGCTCCGTAGCAACAGTTTTAAGGATAGCTTCCATCACTTCTTTCTGGCGTCCAGTAAGAGGTGCTAAAATTCTTTCAAGTTCCACGATGCGATCAATTTCCGCACGGGCTTTTTCTGATTCTTCTAATGCTTCTTCTGTATCAGCTAAACGAATTTGTGTTTCGCGTAAGCTAATTTCAGCAGATTCATCGTCAGAATAGTTAACCATAAACTCTTCTGAGAATGCTTCAAATACACGACGACCAAATTCGTTCTTACGTTGTGAATCAAGATCTTCACGTAGTTCGTCAATTTCAGAAGCAAGACGCATTTCAAGGAATGAATCTACTTTCTCTACAAGTTCTAATAAATCGTCTTTAAGTTCATCGGACATAGCAGCTTTTGCTTCAACAAGCTTTTCTGCATATTCAGCTTCCAAATCACGGAAACGTTCAATGTCTTCTTTTAGTTCTTCGACTTCACGTCCAAGAAAATCGTCAACTTTTGCATCTACAGCTTCGACAAGTTGATCACGTTGTTCAACCCATTGTTCTGTCAATTCAGCACGAACATCATCAGCAGCGGTTTCTTTTGCTGCGACGATAGCTTCGTCAAGTTTAGTTTTGAATGCACTCTCAAGATCCTTTTTAGTTTCTTCAGAAAGTATATCCGCTTCAAATAATTTTTGCAGCAATTCTTCCATTATCTTCTCCTAATGTAAAATGTATTATATTATCAAACAGTTAAAATGTTTTTTGCTTATAAATATTTATGAACAGTGCATTAAAAAAGGCTTTAGAATATATAGATATTCTAAAGCCCTTATAGAATGCGGCTTGCCGCCGCTTCACGTGCGTGTTAAAATTTTACTTTTTTGCGAACAGCCCAGTGTTTAGCCACTTTTCTATCTCTCTTTTGAAATATTTTTGTGCTGCTGGATCATTTTTCATATCTTCTGCAAGACTTACTATGTTATGCCCATTCTTAGCAATGTCCAACGATTCTATGACAGTAGTTGGGTAAGCATTTGGTGCACTTGGTTGTGCTACAATGTCAACTGTTACAAAATTGAAATCAGTTACACCACCATCTTCGTTAACTTGTCCAGCTCCGCGAGAGGAAACGCCAAGTGCCACACCAGAATTCGCAAGTTCGCGAGCAATGTTACCCATTGGGGTACTAAGTAGTTTCGCTTTACCAATTGCATTTTGTCCTTCAACACGAATTTCAGTTATAACATGTGAAATTCTATCAAGATTAATTGATAGTGTTTGAGGGTGATCAAGTTCACCAAAAATACCATTTGATTCCTTAATCTTTTGTTGTGCTGATTGAACCGCAGATGCGATTTCATTTATTGGGTATAAACGACCATTACGGTTTTTTATACCACCCTGCATGAATACGCCATTAAGCCATGTATGCTTACCATCTGTACTGGCTTCGGTTATTAATCCTGCCTGTGATGGAGATAGTTCTTCAAATAATAATTGTGATGTCATATCAATTCCTTTTGTTAATTTATTTTACTTTGTTGTGCAAGCATCCAATCTGATGAAACACGCTTAAACTTAATATTATTCAATATATCTTCACCATACTCACGAGCGGCGATGCCGAGGGCATCTTCTTTATCATCAGTATAGTATGCTGTTTCTTCCCTACCATCGGGACCAGGAACTCTATATTCAATGCCATCATACGCAATCAAAAAATTATTAGATTCATTTAGTTCTTTTAATTTCATTATACAACAACCGTATTATGGTTTTATTTTTACTTAGTAGTCCCAAGTGGGAATCTACGACCATCATCAAAATGAGCTGGCTTAGGTGTTGGCTCTAAAACCTTTGCTGGTTGCTTACCACCATTCTTAAACTTGATGTTGCCTTTAATGTTATCGTCAAGATCTTTAGATGCGTTACCATGCTTCTTCAATGTCTTCTTTCCACCATTATCATACTTGATATCGGCTTTAACATCATCATCCATCACGGTACCAGAATCAGTGAAAGCTTTTTCCCTTGATTGCTCATCAAGCTCTTCTTCACCAAGTATAAGTGCGCGGGTTTTAGATGTAAGATAAGCACCAAAATGTTCTACTGCTGCATCTGTATCTTCCTTGATTAATGATTCAAGTGTTTTTTGAATTGCTTCAAGTCGTTTATCATTGTCCATTTTAATTCCTCTTTAAATTTTAGTCTTTATCGGTTTTGGCTTCATCAGCTTCATCAGCTGCCCCATACAATACATCTTGCATCTTACCTTGTAGGTAATCATGGAAATGAACTTCTGCTTGTTCGCCTTTATCTTTTATTATGTTGTCAAGCATCTTATCTAATTGCTCTTTCTCAGACATAATCTTCTCCTTTTATTTATAAGTTTCAATATATTTATCAACTTTTTACGTTGGGTTACTATCTGCTGCTGGAGGACCGCCTGTACCACCCGACATTTCTTCCGCGTTTGGTTCGCCAGTAGGTTGTCCATCCATGCCCAATTCTGCCCCACCAAAGCCTCCGCCGACGCCTCCGCCCATGCCCATTGCATTGGCTTCTTCACCACCATATAACACTTTAAGATCTTCTGGATCTTGTGAATCTGGGTCAATTCCCAGTTCTTCACGACGTAGGCGTTCGTTAGTAATTATTTCTTCATCACTCATCTGCAAATAACGCTTCATAGTAAATCGTGGTGAGAAGTAAGGTATGCCATCAGCTGTCGTATAAGAACTTAACAACTGGCTATCCAGTTCAAGTTGACGATACTTACCAAAGTTAGAAGGCTCTGGCAACATAATACGATACATGTTTTCATCAATACGAATATTTGCTTTGCGCAAGAAGTCCTTAAATTCCGCATCCAATACCTTTTCCATATATGCTTGTAGGCGTTCTATATATAGGGAGAAGCGAAGTTCTTGTATGTATGCTATGCCGACTTTACCATCATTCCAGATAGCTCCACCATCGGCTTGTTCCTGCATATAGGATATTGGGATTTTCAAACCACGCCAAACCTTGTGTTGGAAATATTCAAGATCTGATAATTCTCCAAGACCAGCACCGCCGGGTAATACTTCTACACGAGAACCATGACCATCAGGACGTTGTGCAAAATAGAAATCTTCATTCATGCTATGTGGATTATATACAGAGTCAACCTGTTGTTGTCCACCATTGATGGTTGGGATTTTCTTTTGCTTTATTTCATTTTTAATATTTTCCAGATATTGTTTTACTCTACCAGGATGCATCTTACCAACATCAATATAGAATACGCGACGTTCTGGTGCGCGTTGGATTCTGTAAATCAATACAGCATCTTCTAATAATTCTTTTTGTTTATGTGAACGATATATTGGACGCAAAATAGATTCGCCAAATGGTTGTGTATCTGACATGTCATCGTTAAGAGAGAAACGAATAATTTTATTTGCTGGTACAATTTCGGTTTCTTGTTGCGTATCTTGCTTTGCACCAAGAGGCATTGAATAACCACCAGATTTTGGTTTGGTTATGTCATTTTTTATCTGCCATGCTACAACTTTGGTAACGTCATATTCTGATACGACGGCAGCGATAACATTCTTCGGATGAATAAATTGCCAGTTATCGCCCATCTTATCACCCTTTCTAAAAAATACATCGCCGTACTTCACCATCAATCTGGCTGTACTATAAAGACGCTGTGGGAAATTGTTCATTTGTCCCCAACGACGCAATGTGGCTTTTAAGGTTAAGACTGCAGTTGATTCTACGTTGTCTTCATCTTCGGTAAGTATGTCCAATACCAATGGTTCTTTGGTTTTTGGATTATTACCTGTCATTTCTTCTGCAATAAGATCTAATGCGCGGGCAACTTCTATATCATTATCCATTAAATCATATTCACGATAGCGCGTCATCCGTGATGCGGAACCCTGAATTAATCGTTGATACCATGTGTAGTTGTTATACGCACCCGCATCTCCCATTTCCTGAGAGTCAGTCATCTTAGTTGCGCCAGTTTGTGGCGTAACTATTTTAAAATAACTAGTATAAGATCCAGCTTGTGCCATTTTATATTCCTAATAAATTAATCGTTTGTTGTATTTATGGTTGAATTTATGAGCCTACCCTTGTTCCCGGAAGAGCTGCTAGTCTTTGTTGATCGTTTATGTTTTTGGCAACCTTATGTAGTGCTGCGGCTTGGTTTTCTGTGATTTCTCCATTGGCTTGTAAGAATGCATTTAGATTTTTCATTGTTTCATTCATTTCTGTCATTAAAGCAACCATTGGGTTTTGTTCTATTTGTCTTACATTCTCCGCTAATGTACCACCTTGTGCCACTGGCGTTTGGGTTGCAGCATCATCAGCTCCCTGTTTGTTTATATCCCGTGCTACCAATGCAGCATCAACACCAAACGATGCTGCTGTACCAAGACCGGGGACAGTGCTAAGTGCGCCTGATGTTAACTCCATTCCAGCGCCAACGATGTCGCCATCCATTAATCTTCCAGCAGCAAAACCAATACCTGCCAATAGTCCGATACCTGGAATTTTCTTTATTAATGATTTTATGCCTGATTTACCAACGA